TGATGACTTTGATTGGGGTTAAATAATAAAAGGTAGTGAAACTAATCACTACCTTTATTTTTCAATAAATATAAACTAAATTACCGGCGGATTTTTTCCGCCGGTTTATTATTCCTCTATTGTTTCACTCTCTGTAAATTCAATATCAGCTTCTACAATATCAGATGGTTTATTTTCATCACCATTCCTTAATTTCTCCAACTGCTCCAAAATGTATTTAACATTTTCCTTTTTATATTTGTCAATATCATTTTCTGAAATTAATCCATTATGAACGCAAGCCATACTACCAGTATATGTGACATTCCAAGGCGTTGGTAATTGGTTCTTTGTTACTTTTGCCTTTGTAATAATACCATATTTGAACTCTTCACCTTTAGCGGTCGCCTTTAACTCTTTAACAGCAGATTTAGCGATTCCACCCAGGTGGATGATTAATCTTGCCCCATAAAACATGGTTTTTCCGCCTTTTAACTCAATTGATGGCACACCACCCATAGAATTCATAGAATCATTCCATATCTTGTTTACACAAAAGAATGTATTAGTATATGGTTCACTTACTTTTCTTGATAATGGAATTCTATTATTAATGATGTTATTAAACGCTTGTGATATTGCACCTGCATCGAAAAGGTTATTACCGCTTTTACTAGTATATGACTTAAAAGACTGTATAGAACCTATACTATCCCATATAAAACAAAGCGGGAATGGACATTCTCCATTTTCTTGCTTATCGAGGAAGTCATTAATGGAATATGCAATATCTTCAAGAACAGCTTCTTTTCTTTCCTTTGACGTTTCCTTCCCTGCTGAATAGTCCATTTTTCCATGTTTCTTAGCTAAGCCTTTATTATCAAGGAAAACGAAGAATCCTTTATAGTTTCTAATTCCATTCTTTACTTCTCCAGTTTCATCATCAACAATATCTCCATAGACTGGTTCGGCTTGAACACCACAATCAATTGCATATTTCCAGTCAAAATTACCTTCTGTTTCATAAATAATTGGAAGAATTCCTTCCCTTTGGCAAGCTGCAATGAGACAGTTCTTAATTGTTGACTTTCCAGTGTTTGACCAACCTGTTGCAATTGTTAAATATCCCTTTGGAATTCCTGGTAATTTAAGTGCGTCTTCAAATGCTTTTGGTAAAACAATAAATTCAGTTTCTTTTTCTGCACTTGACATTTTAAGTTCACTCATTTTTATTGGTTCTTTTGTTTCTTCAACATCAAACCCCCAACTTTTTTTCAGTTCATCAATGTTTGGTTTTGTAAAAACCTTCTTTTTTATCGCTTGTTTCATAACTATTTTTATTTTTCTCTTATTAATTTCTTCCAACATTTTCTACATATCGCATGATACAAGTCATCGCCTCCTACAAGTATTTGACTGCCTTCGGTTATAATTTTACCATCTTTACTAAACCTAGCGTTTATAGAAGCTTTTTCGCCACAATCACACGATGATTTAACCTCATGTATCTCATCAGCAATTTCAAATAATCTTTTTGAAGCCGGAAATAATTTTGATTTGAAATCAGTTCTTAAACCATAACAAATAACATTTATATCAAGAAAATCAACAATATCAGTCAATTGGTCAACTTGTTCTTCGGTTAGGAATTGGCATTCATCAATAAAAATCCATTTAAGATGTTTATCAAGATTTTCCTCTTCACGTTCCTTAACATATTCATTGATAACATCAAATATATTGATATTTGGTTCAATTGAAATGCATTCCCTTTCAAGCCCTGCTCTTGATTTAATAACGTTTTTTCCATCCCTTGTATCTGCTGATGGTTTAAAAACCAATATTGGTATGTTCTTTTCATCGAAATCATGAGCCGCTGCTAACAGCCTTAACGACTTCGATGAACTCATAACACCGTGATAATAATAAATCTTCGACATTTATTAATTTTTTACTTAAAATGGTAAATCATCACCATCCATTATTACACCACCAAAGTTTTCTTCAGTTGGTTCTTGTTTTGGAAAATCTGAAAAGTCTTTCTTATGTTCAGTTAGATTTTCTTTTAATTCTTCCTCTTCAGCTTTTTTATCTTCCTCTGCTTTCTCAGCACTATCAACATACTTGTTTTTATTCTTATCAAAAACAGGAATTCCACCCTTTATGACAATTTCCATATACTCATATGGTTTAACAGTATAAACCTCATTCCATTGTTTTGGGTCATTAATCCAAGCCATTCCTTGTTCATAAGAATCTGTTAATGGTGTTTTTTCCTCATCGTCAACAACCTTTGTAACAGTCTTTCCATTTTGGTCTCTTGTTAACGTAATGATTAAGTCCTTTCCATCGTTTACATCAAAGATATTGCTTTCCTTGCCCTTTCTTTCTGCTGCCTTTTTCCTTTCAAAGTAGATATTAAGAATTTTATCATAAACTCCATCTTTCTTTGCTGAATCATTGAAAAGCCAAAACTTTGGACCATCTTCCTCATGTTCGCGTTCAATACAACGTACAATCCACGCTGCCTTTGCTCGATTCATGAATTCAATATCACCATACTTTTTCTTTTCAACCTCATTTGTTATTTCATTTCTTAATTTCTTTGCTTCAGCGGAAACTTCACAGAATGGACATTTATCACCCATTTTGTTGTGTATTGGGCATACAAAAGTACGCCAACCTCCGGGACTTAATTCCTTGTTGACTTTAACTGTGTGAATAGAAACTTTTTTGAATGGACTACCACCTTCTGGGGAAAACGGTAATAATCTAATTGTAAGTGTTTTTGATTTCTCTCCAGGTCTTAATCTTGCCTGAAGATAATTCTTTTCATTGAATTCTGTTTTCTTTTTAGTTGTTGTAGTTGCTGCATGCTCTCTTGCATACTGTTCTGCTACTGCATCTGCATCGATGTTTGCGGTTAAAATTTTTTCTGCCATATTATTAAATTATTAAAAATGCATCATAAGATGCTTAAATTCACTATTACAAATATACAAAAATTTTTTAA